TTAAAACACTTCTTTCACAATCAATCTCTCATGCCATATCCACTCATTATGATTGTTCCAATAAATGCGACACCAACCATCTATAATTTCAAACACATATATCAATGTTCCAGGCGCGTATACAGCCTGTCCAACATCGAACCTATAGTTAGTACGATTATCACCGTATCTAGTGGCTGAAGTAGCACCTAAGCCGTCGATTTTCGCATTAAAATAAGCACCTTTTGACCATTTAAGGTTATAAGGCGCTTTACTTCCAACTGTTATTTTACTTGCAGATTTACCGACTGCTTTTTGAGCAGGTGGTTTAACTTTATTTGTGATCTTATTCATTAAGCCCTCACTTTTATACTTAGGTCTAATAAAGTGAGTACAGCCGTAATAATTATCCCAACGTAACTTTGCAGGCGTATTTGCGTTACCGTCATAGTTCTGTTCCAAAATTAAAAATTGATTTGTATTACCACCATTAAACACTAAACCAATATGACCGTATTGTTTATATATTCCTTTGGTAAATACAGCCACATCACCTATTTGTGGAACAAACGATGGTGTGTTTTCATATACTGTTGCCATGTTTTTAAAATCGTTATTGATTGCATCTTTTGCATTTCCCCACATTCTAATTTCTAACAACCAATAAATGTAATCAACTGCTAAATCTGCACATTGGTAACCATACCAACCGTCAAAATCAATATATCTACCTTGATACCAACGCAACCTTGCTCTTGCTTCACTGTATGTTTTCATTATTTTACCTCCTAGTATTTTCTTCTTGGTTCTTCATATTCTAAAGCTTGGTGGCTATCACCTATACCTTTAGTAGTCGGGTCTTGAATCACACCAGTTAATACTAAAAATCCTAATATAGCGTTTAAACCGTCTGTTAATTGCTCTGTATAAACTTGAATATCATACCCAATAGCTTTTGTGATGTTTTGAGCAAATAAAAAGATAGCTGACAATATCGCTACCCAAAATGATTTTTGTTTCATTCTAATTTTCCAATTAATCATATTCTTATCTCCTTTTATCCAAAATAAAAAGCCAACCTCGAAAGGTTAGCTTTAAATTAGATTCTTAATAATCTGTCGTATATTACATTTGAAATTGCGTATCCACCTATTTTGTTAGGATGCACACCGTCTGAATACATTAATTCATTAGTTTTAGTTAAAACGAAATTGCCTAAGTTTCTGTATAGACTCACATGTCCTATTTTTAATTCTTTGGCTATGTCACACTGTTTATTACTGTAATCTTCGATTGTAACGGGCTCATTTTTGAATATAGAACCATCTTCCGTGAATAGATGTAACTTAGGTGTCAAATTACTTTCTTTGAAGTTGATTCTGCCTTTTTCGTCGTTGATTCCGATTCTGACATAAGCTGTGTTTTCGTCTTCTGTGTAGAAGCGACAACCGATGTCGCCGATATCAACAGTTTTGTTATTTATTCGCGTTTCAATGTCTTTTATTTTGTACATTTACACACCTCTTTATTTATATTTATCTCTTGTGAAGAAGATACCTTTTAAGCCGATTTGTTTATATAGCTTAGCGATTGTACTAGCTTGATGTTGGCACCACTCTATAGCAGTAGCGTATTGGTGTGTAGCTGGATTCTTAGGATTCCATCTGATTCTGTACAGTGTATTCTGCCCTTTGTTGATGTAATCCTTTCTTACGAAGCCAGCACCGCCCATGATTGCTTTTGCTGGAGATGTCCAACCTTTATTCTTAGCAAATTTCATTGCATAATCAGGGTCGTTGTCGAATGCACCAATACCGAAGTAATTATATGCACCGTATCTACCACTAGCGAAGTTACTTGTTCCGTATCCACTTTCTAAGAAAGCGTGCGCGATCAAATAAATTTCGTTAATGTTGTTTTTCTTACAAGCTTCCGCGAATGCTTTGCCTTGTCCGTCGAGCGTTCCTTTTCCTTTAAGTATTTTGTTAAGCGCACTAACTGAAATGCCTTGATACTTTCCTAAATTAAGCATTTGGTAGCATTGCGTGTTACTTTCCCATATTCGCTTAACATTCATTGCCGAGCTCGTTTGTGCTCGTGTTGCATTAGCCCAGCCCCATGTATGAGATTTTTTCGGGTTACCTCTTGCCATTTGTCTATCCAGTGCTTGCTGGAATGTGAACGGACTTGTTTCAGTAACGATGCTTGGTTTTTTGTCTGACGGAGTGGGTCCTCTTTTGGATGCGCTGTCAACTGATGTTTTATCGCTAATTCGTATCGTCGTTTTTGTCGTTACTTCTTTAATGTTTTCTCGCGTCAATATATCTCGTTTAATGTATGTCTCGAGCATTTTCTTTTTAACTTGCTCATACTTTGCGTTATCTGGTATACCTTGCTTAATCAAGTCGTAATTAATTAAATCTTTCATACTACGCCAAATATTAGGGTCTACCTTTAACGTCGTTTCAGATAATTCTTTATCTGTTCCTGACAACAACCATACACCCCGTATCAAAGCTTGTATTTGGTTCATTAAGAATTGACGCTTACTATCTGTTTGACCACCACATACTTCAATAACTAGCCAATTAGGGTGACGCGGGTCATCAAAATTGGTTGGTCTAGCAAGCCATGTAGCCTCTCTATCGACATATAAATGTGGTATTTCATAATCGCTGATAAACTTATTTCTTTGCGTGTACAGTTCGTCTACAGAACGCATATGCATTGATTCTTTTATATATAATCCTTGAATATCTGAGCGTTCATCTCCCCATACAACGATATGGTCTATAAAGTGCTCTTCTTTATCTAAAACATTGCTGTAAGCAGTGTATTTTACTGTTTTAACTTCTTTAAATTGCGGTTTCTTCGCTTCGCCAGTAATTGTTGAGTCATTGGCTTTTGATGCTGAACTTGTATTAGTATTGCTAGGTTTGCTAGTATCTTTTGAGTATGGAGGTCTGACAAAGCCTGTAACGCTCGCATATCCATGTCTGATTAATGCACCAGGCGAACCTGTCCAACTATTAGAATTAATCCAATTTTGATCGACACTATAGAAATAACTTTTATTAGATGGTCCCACTACGATTGCAGTATGTCCGTCTGAGCCGATTCCATTTCCTGGATGCCAAACTGCTATGTCTCCGGGCTCCGGTACAAATCCAGATGAATAACGATAAAATCGGAAACCCTTAGGATATCTGTAATTAGCCATATCCTTAGCGTTTCCCCACGTTCTAAAACCCCAATATCTACTAAAAATATAGTTAGGTGTATCCCAACACTGGCTGCCCCGGTAATTATCTATATTAATCCTCTTACCAATATTCGACTTTGCCCACTCAGCTACTTCGCTTGCTGTAGGTTTTCGAGTCTTTGGATTAGGTAATCCCATGTATGCACCTCATTTCAATCAAAATAAAGAGCCAGTGCCGAAGCACTGACTCTTAACTGTTATTTACATTTACCAAACCAGAAGCACGCCCAGAAGCTATATCCTAAAATCCCTTTAAGCACGGTAATCACCTCCTTTAAATACCGAATATTGTTTTTAATATTGCTATAACAAACGTACTTAGTATCGTCCCTATTAATCCAAGAATCCACATCTTGATATCTCTAATATTTTTGGCATTTTTTTCCTTATTTTTTTCATCTTCAATCTTATCGCGCCTTAATTCTTCGAAGTTTCTATCTAACTTGTCATAAATTTTTTCTTGTGTTCTTAAACTGTTTTCAATGCTATCTAGTTTTTTAAACGTGTCCTTAGTGTTTTCTTCTAAGCGCATAATTCGCCATTCGTGCTCACGTCGTTTGATAAAACCAAACACTATGTCACCTACTTTGTGTTAAATTAAAAAGCCACAAGCATTACACCTGCGACTTTTCATCTTTTGTCTCTGGATATTTTTCTCCAGTGATTAATGCGTATTCTTCTTTGTCGATTACACCCATATCTACATACCACTTAATTTGCTCGTTTTTGTAACAACCCCACACATAAAAAGTTTTAATGTCCTTGAAAGTTGGATAAATCATCTTAATTTTCTCCATTTAAACGTCCCCCTCTGTATTTGTTTTACCAGCTTTTAGTTCAGTCAACTGTTGTGTTAACATAGCGTTTTGTTGCTTTAATTCCATCGCCAAAATATTTACTTGCGTCACCTGCATTTGCATACTCGCAACCATTCCGCGAAGTTCCTCATCACTCAAATCTGTTGCAGTTTGTTGACTTGGTGTGTTCGAATCATCTTCTTTTTCAAAATTGTTGTTGTATTTAATTTCGCCGTTAGTGAATACAAACTTTCTAGGTTCGAACTCTTCTTTAAATTTTATAGGCACATTATTATCGTCTACATCTAAACTATTGCGTAAACCGCCAGTATTAACGTATCCGATAACTTCGTTTTTATCGTTTACTGTGATTTTCATTATTTCCACCCCATAATTTTGGTTATAGTAACTTTGTTTGCATTAGCGCCAGAACCTGTTGTTCTGCCTAAATCGAAATACACATCGTTATCTATTCTTAAAGTAGTGCTACTTGTTTTGGATAGTAAGCACTCATAAATACCGCCCCCGTTACCGTCTGAGTCAACTACATTCGCTTTACTTAATTGAATTGCGTTAGGTAATGCGGTTAGTCCGAATCCCTCAATAACGCCACCTGGATAAGTTCCACTTACTAATAAAATAGAATAGTTTGTGTATGGTTCGGTTAGATTGATTGTTGTACCTACACCATTTGCTCCACCGTCGAACAATACCGTTGACTTATGTTCATTAGGAACTGTCCACTGTTGCTCAAGTCTGCCGTTTGTGATTGATCGTGTGTAAATCTTTTTAGAGTTATAAGGCGTGAAGTTAAATAGCTTGTTTGTATCATCTTTAACGAATACCGATAAATAACCCTCATAACTTTCAACGCTACCTGGTAAATCCGGCACTCTTGTTGCATAGTAATTACCAGCAGTTAAATATCCCAAATCGCCTTGCGCATTATTTAAGTTAACTTGAATTGATTGACCATTCGCCTCTGTCATCTTATGTTGTTGCCAGCTCGTTGTTCCGAATTTATCATCTACATACTGTTTAGCTTGATTCAGTGTGTTGTTAGATGTTTCTTCAACAAATTGCTTAGTTAAGTTTCCATCATTCTTTTTATAAAACGGGTACCATGTGCCGTAGATTTTGTATTTTGTGTACTCATCGTTTGAATCATCTGGGTACCATGTTGCACGAGCAGTATTATTATCAACAACATAAACAACTAACACACCAGATTTGCTTGATGTATAAGTTGATTCATCGAACGAAGAACCGTCATCAACACCATCTTGTCCAGGCTTCTCTAACGTGCCTATATCCGTCTTTTCTGGCGCATCTGTTGCATTAGTAATATGAATAATCCTAGATGTGTTAACTGCGCTTAAAACGCTATCTATGGACTGCTCAGACGATTCAATTGCTTTACCGTAATCATCAGTAATTTTAGACTTTTGCCAATTGACTGTCGAGTTGTCTTTGACAAGGTCAGCGTCACTGATTTGCTTTTCAATCTCACTCAATCTTTTGTAGATCGCTTGCTCCTTATCAACAATTTTCTGGAACTCGCTATTTATATATTGAACGGCTTTGTCTTGTGTTGTTGTAATCATCTGTACCGCTTCATTTTGTTTGATTTCTAATCTTTGAATACCTTGATTAATACGACTATCAATTTCAGTAACCAACGATTTTGTATCACTTAAACTTTTCTTTAAGTCCTCAACTTCTTCTTTAACGCTTTCTGTTAAGTCCTGAATTGATTTGATATAAACTAACTTCGTTTTACCGTCAAAGTTACTAATTAAATCATTCTCAATATTGAAGCTAAATTGACGCTCTACAATAACGTTATTGCTACCGTTTTGAGTAAAATATGCTTGCGCATGTACTCGACCAGTGTATTTTAAGAACTCGTTTGGGATAACGTATTGCATTCGTCCATTAATTGCATCAACAATTGTAAGTTCATCACTAATATAAGCGCCGTGTTCATCGTCGAAGTTATCCGTCTTAAGCACAATACTAGTCATCGCATTATGTTTGCTGATTGATAACGGCTTATTATTCTTAGTTACTGCAAAATTTAAAACACCAGTTCCTCTATCTGATTCATAGAAACTGATGTTTGTGTCAATAACTGGATTATATTGTGATGTTGTTTGTAACTCGATTAAGTTATCATCTTTCGAAAAATTATCTACTACCATTATTCAACCACCTTTCCCTCGAATAAACTCCATTTACCAACGCCACCAGTACCAAAGTTTCTTAATAAGAATTGGTGGGCTGACGGGAAGTTATTACGTCTTAACACTTGTGTTGTGTTGCCTGGTGTATTCGATTTTACTTCTAATATCCAACCTGCAATACCTTTGAAGTCTTTAGGGAAATCAGTAAACCTCTTTGATTCTTCTGTAGTGATATAGAAGTCTAAACCAACAATTTTTAAATCAGATAGCTTAGTAATGCTTTTCGGAATATGTTCCCAAAAACCTGCACTTTGCGGGTTAAAGTTCCACGAACCGTTGTTTTTCTTGTTGAAAATGTCGATAACACGCTCAAATTTGAGCATATTTCTACCTGTGCTATTTCTAGTGAGTACTTGTCTTACCGCACCGTTATAATGTCCAGGTAATACATCAAAAAACCAACCTGCATCTCTAAATTCTTTAGGCAACGGGAAATCTAGTGCGTTCTTTGTGTCTTGAGAGTATAAGTAGTAATTACCAATTTCAGTAACATCACTTAGATATGCTGGGTTTTGCACTGGTAACGGTTTAACACGTCCACCTGAATCAGTCATCGATACTTGAGGTGCGATGTTTTTTAAGAATTGGTTAACACCTCTTTGGCCGATGGAATAAATTGAGTGATGTCTGTTGTTACCAGGTCCAATAGTTACCCCTATTAAAAGCGCTTTGCGTCCTGTTTCTAGATCGTAATACATATCTAGACCCTCAGCTTCTTGGAAGTCTCCTTTAAAGTTATTATTCACACCACCAATATCGATACGTCGTTTAAATAACAATTCTTTTGTTTTTATATCGAAACCTTGTAAGTAGTTAGGGTTGGCTGTATTCGAATCACCTGTATACCAATATAAGATACCTGCATCATAAGTGATACCTTGCATAGGTTGTGTATCTGAAGTGTATTCCATAGGTATATCCATTTGATACAATACTTTGTCTATACCTTTATCAATATCGTCAGCACTTCTAACCTCAACAAAGTTCAACGAATTCTTAGCTTGTTGCTCAGAAGCTTTATATTCACGTCTAAAAATCATTAAGTTTTCTATAGGATTATAAATTGCTGACGTATATCTATCGTTAAATACATTTGGCATAACGTCTTGCATTTCGTTGCCATAAGTTATTTCTCCAGTTCTATATTGGAAACGTACAAACTTGTTGTTTTTGTTACTGTCCAATACAGCTGAATAAATCCATAATTCTCCATCAATGTATCTATACGCATTGTGTGTACCGTGACCGCCGTTTTTAACAAGCAATCTATCAATAAATTGTCCGTTGGGCTTCAATCTAGATAACATGTAATGATTACCTGGACGAGCTTGCGTCATATAAATAATTTTCGTTCTAGGGTCTACCCAAAATGATTGCATTACTGCATTTGTATATGGCGATAAATCAGTGATAAATTCCGGTTCTTGCTCTTTTGGTTCGAATCGGTATTCTGTCGCTCGATATTCTTTATAGTGTTCATCTACAGCTTTCTCAACCTTTTTAGTGAAAGCATCTAGTGTTGAATAATCATGATACAAACGATCTTGCAATGTCTTATGACCATAACCTGTATTATCAATACGCGCGTCTTTTACTTCATTGATACCGTCGCCGTTATGGCCTAGAATCATATTGCTAAAACGGCCATTTAAATACGTTAAATAATCTTCAACACTGTCATTCAAGTATTTAATTTGTTTCGCTGAGTGTGCGTATATTTCTTCTTTTTGATGGTATATAAACATTTTCTCAAGTTTGCTCATACCTTCATCTAACAAGCGATAGTTATACTCATGTTGAGCAACTATTTTCCGACCTGTCATTGAATGTAAACTTGTAATTAATCCGTAAGCCATTGGTTGCCTCCTTTAGTCGTAAAAACTGTAATAATCCTTGATTAACTCGTACATAATAACCTCGTGACCTTTTTCGTTAGGGTGTAAGCCGTCCTCCATGCTCGCTTTCCTAAAAGCTGGATTGTATGGCTTAAAGTAATCTGTGTGATATGCGTCAAACACTGGTACATCTAACTCACTACAAGCTAATATTTGAGCGTTTACATAGTCCTCAAGTGTTAACCCTAGTTTGTTTTTGTCCGTGTCTTTACGGCGTATTGTTGTACCACTCATAGGGCATTGTCTTGTAGCTGTCATCACTAGTATTTTTGAATCTGGATTATTCTTTCTAATAACTTCAATTGCAGAACAAAAGGCACCGTAAAACGTTTTTGTATCCGTTTTATCAGTGCCTATCGGTACGCCTGCCCAATAACCGTGTAACCAGTCATCATCAGTGCCTTGTAATATGATTAGGTCTCCTCTTATTTGCTCTGCTTGTCTATAAATGCTGTTTTCTACCGCTTCTTTACCTATTGGAACTGTTGCCATTGTTGCGCCACCTCTTGCAAGATTAGTCGTTTTAGCTTTCAATTTCTTGCCTAACATTTCTGTGAAATTAGTTTTTGCGTGCGACCCTCTAGCTACAGAGTCGCCAATCGTTCCAATTGATTTGATGTTTCTTATACTTGATTGACTAGTAAAGTCGTACATAATCGTGCCATTTGCAGTTGTAACTGTCTTAGTACTCATCTTATCGACTTTTGCGTTTATTTTTTCGTTCTGCTTAACTAATTCGTTATTTATAGATAAACTAGCGTTAACTTTAGCGTTTAGTTCTCTCAAGTACTTAGCTGGGTCTGACTTAGTTGTTTTTACATTCTTAACATAGTTCGTAGCTTCATGGATAGCTTTTCTATATCTGTCGCGCATTGTAAAGTCGCCTAATACTACATCTTGTTTGATGATGTTGTTATATGCATCTCTATGTGTAGTAATCTCGACTATCCTTACTAAGTCGTTATAACCTATAGTTGGTTCAGCTACTCTTACAACATCGCCAATTCTAGGATTAGCCTCTGGAAAATGCTCAGGCTGTGCTACGAAGTCCAAAGAAATAGAAGCAGTGACACTTTTCTTTATCACTAGCTCCATTGATTTTTTCAAAACATCTTCTTTTTTTATACGTCCATCTATTAACGGAGGCGCTTCCCTTTTACCAATCAGTTGTGCTAATGGGTGCGTGAATTCGAATTGTAATCCAGCCTCTGTAAAAGTTTGCTGACCGTCAAAGTCGCCATAACCTCTTATATATGTGTAGCATTTAGAAGCATCTTCTTGAATTTTGACGTTATCAGCATTTACACCTGATTTAATATAGTAATTTGCTACTTTAGATAATTCGTCATACAAGTGAAATGTTTTTGTTTTAGCGTCGTACTCATATTCGAGATGATAGCGTTCAAGTCCTTTTTTGAATATCTCAAGTCTTGTGTCTCCTTTACCTAATCCCTCGAACTTTGATGCGTCAACCTTAGTGTGCAATACGTACTTATAACTAGTTCCTTTAAATACAGTGTTAAAAAACTCTACGCCTGTGAAACTTTCATTATATTCTTGGTAAATCCTAGAATTGTTTAGATCATCTAATTCTTTTTGTCTCGCTTTGATACTAAGTTTGATTTTGTTTCCGATTGTTGATTTATCAAGCATTACTATTACATATTCGTTGAGGTCATCTTCCCCCTTTATATTTGTGATAGTCCACATCTTTGTAATAGCGCCGATTGCGTCGAAAGTGCTGGCATTTTCTATCATATCAATGTCTAACGTGCTATCTTCGTTCAATTTTTCGTTTAATTTTGTATTAACATGAATCGCATGACCGACGCCTTGCAAACTTTTTAATAATACCGGCATATGCTACTCCTTATCTGTAATATAATTTGTGTCTAAAGACTATCTTTTTCATAAGTCTGTTGGCTTTGAAATGATTCCAACCGGGGTACAACACCGGTTGTTCTAACGTCTTGTTGTATAGGTCAATATTTAAATTGCCTCTATATGTGTGCTTGTTATCAAAAATGATTTTATCGCCTGCTTTTAAATCGACATCTTTAATTACTGAGATGTTTCCTTTATCCATATAGAAAGTGAAACCGTCTTTATCATCAGCTTTAACATCTTCGGCTAATTCAATTTCAACTACATTGAATTGGTTGAACTGTGTTAATGCTACATCTCCGTTGTAATAAACATCTCCAGAACTCGTATTATAGAATGTCATTTGTCTACTTCTATCATTTTCATTCAGTGCTATTCTGTCCGGAACTGACCATTTTTCTAAATCGTTATCACTTTCTAAATCAGTGCTATAGCCGATACTTTCAAAGAACGGCAATTCTGTCGTCTCAAAGGTCAACGTGATTTCTCCTGATGTCTTAGTTGTGTCAAAAGATACTTCGCTAACTAATCCAACGAATAGTTGTCTACCGTCAACATAATCTAATTCAAATTCTTGTTCTAATGGTTCGAACATATTTTCAAATTTGATAGTGTTATCCGGCGTTGCCAATTCTCTTAGGTAAAAGCGACCATAAAACAATGTTTGAATGTCTGATTTAAGATGTGAGGCATAAGCAATTTTAGGTACTTCATACCTCAATCTTAATTCAACTTTTTTATATTCTTCTTTAGCGTAATTGTGAAAACGTCCGTCAACACCATCTAAAGGCGAATAATTCCTTTTGTAACCCGAACCGATAACATTGTAATCAAGCACTCTTAAGTGTTTGTATGTGTGAGGATTGTCACTGACTCGATACTTCACACCATTTTTAATAATTTCTACATCATGGGCTATCAATAAACAAACCTCCCTTACATTAAGTTGAAACTACCATCTTTTGCATCCATATCGTCAATGTGAGATTTAATCATGTTTAGATCGCCCTCGTTTCTAACAGTTACATTAACAATAGGTCTGTTATTTTCTTTCATGCTATGTTGCACATCGTTTGTCATATGACCGTCAACACTTGGTGTCAAACTATCGTTGAAGCCATCTGTTAACGTTGAACCTAACTCACTTGTAAATGTTTTACCGAAGCTAGTAGCCATTACTTTAGCTTGTGATACCGCTAAACCTTTACCTAAACCGCTACCTCCACCGTGTCCACTTACGAATGAAGTTACTGAGTCCCACGCTGATGAAATCGCATCGCCTACCGCGCTTACTACTTTGTGCGCAGCGTTAGCTACACCCTCAGCTACTTTGCCTATTAATTCTGCTCCGGCATTTAAAAAATCGCTGAAAAAGCTTTTAATCTTATCAAGCGCGTTTTTCATGCCGTCGCCTACATTTGAGACAACTCTTTTAAATCCATCAGCTACTTTACTCGCAAAACTTGTAACTGTATTCCAAATATTAGAAACCCATTCGGAACCTTTTGTGATAATAAAGTTTAGTGCTTGTCCCATTTTTTCAGCTACACTCGAAGCCACTCGACTGAACCAACTTGTAACAGTATTCCAAATACTGCTAACAAAATTAGTGATTGTACTCCATATCTGTGACCAACTTGTACCAAACATAGAAAGTGTTCGATTCATTACGCCAGTTAAAAAACCGATAATTGACTCCCAAACTGATTGCATGTATTGCCAAATCGTATCAAGCACATTTGTAATCGTTGTTTTGATTGTCTCCCAAGCACCTGAGAAGTCGCCAGTAAGCAACTGAATTAAAGCAGTGAATAAACCTACTATGATTTGGACTGCTACGGATATCACTGTTCCTATAGCTTGGAACGCAATTGTAATTAAAGTCCACAAACCTTGTATGATATTCATAACATTTGTAATAATACCTATTACCAAAACACCTAAGACTTGCATGAATATTTGTCCTAATACTTGCAATATAGGCATTATCGGTTGTAACGTTGATTGGATTTTGCCCCACAATTCAGTTAACCAGCCAACTACACCTTGAATCGCACCAGAAACCGCCGTTTTAACGCCGTTCCATGCTTCAGTAATAGTATTTCTGAAATTCTCGTTTGTTTTCCATAAATAAACTAGGACTCCAATGAATGCACCAATTACTGCAATTACTGCTAAAATCGGGGCTGAAATCGTTCCAAAAACACCTGTTAATGCTTCCATAGCTCCAGTAACTAGACTTGATGTTCTAATGAAGCTTAAAATCTTTTTGACGACACTGAATAAGCTCAAACCAAACACATTTGTAAGTACACTACTTATAGCAACAATTGGAGCCATTAAAGCCCAAAATGCACCGCCTAAAATACCCATAACGCCAGCAACTTGTGCTATAGCTGGGTGTGTCTCGAATAGTTTAGCGATAAATCCAGCTAGATTAGTGATGAAATCTAACAAGTTACTAGCTATAGGAGCCATTGCAGTGCCAAATGCTACTAATGCTTTTATGATGTTACCGATTAATTGCATAATAGTAGGACCATTCTCTTGAACGTAACTTATAAAGTCTTTGAACCCTTGTGATTGTCCTACTTGTTCTGACCATGCTCTAAATTGAGAAGTTAATTTAACTAACCAGTCAAAAATGTTAGAACTGTTTTGAGCAAAAGCAATCATTAAATTACCAATACCAGCAAATACATTGCCAAATATCTGACCAATCTTAGGTAAGTTAGTTGTAGTGTAATCAATAAAAGCTTTAATAGCATTCTGACCAGCTACACTATTAGCCCAATTTTGGAAAGCTATAGACATGTTCTGTAGTCCTTGAGACACAAATTTGAACAACGGCATTAATTGAGTGAAAATGTTAACTAATCCGTCGCCAAATCGTCCTGCAGCGTTCAATAAATCTCCGAAGATTGCGCCACCTATGCTATTCAATGCTTCAAATGCTTTCTTAGCTGTTTCGGAATGTTTAACCCAATTCTCAAATTCGCGTGCGTTTGCTTCAACCAGCATAGATACTTCGGATAAGAATGGTTTTAATTGAGACATCGCACTTGTAACGCCTCTGATACCCGCTGACATCGCATTAAAGATACTTGCTTGATTCTCTTTTACAATGCCTTGCCATGTAGTTTTTAACTGATCGCTCGCATCTCTAAAATTTTGAACTTCTTTTGTTACTGCTAACGTTCCATCTTTTACCATTTTTAGTGCAGTAATAGCCATTGCACCGAAGCCAACCGCTCCAACACCAGCTACAGAGAATGTACCAGCAAGCCCAATAACACCACCACCTAATACACCAACGGCATTAAGTACTGCCATAATTGCCGGAACTAATCCAGCAATTACTGGTATTAATGCTTGTATACTAGCAATCATTAAACCTTTGACTTGTTGCGCAAAGATAGTACCGAAAGTTCTAATATTTGATGCGATGCCATCCATTGTTGATTGATACTGATTTAATGCTCTTTTACCTGCAGTCAATGCTACTTGCATTTTCGACATTCCGGTTGTATCAAAATCTAATTTAACAGTGTGTTTGCGCCAACCAGCTAACATCGCTTTAGAAGTCGCAACATTTCTTTTTAATCCGCTTGCGTCGCCGTCGATTTCAACTTTTTTACGTCTGATATTCGATAGTTCTGCTTTAACAAACGATATGACTTGTTTTACTTTGCTAGCGTCTGCATCGATATTAACTTTATGTTCTCGCCAACGTTGAGCCATCGATTTAGCTCGCGTTAGCTCTCTTTGGTAGTCTCTTATGTTTGCTGTAACTTCTGTCTTGATTTCGTCCGGTATATCAGTTTTAGCCATACGTTGAGCAGTTCTAATATTCCTTTTAAAATCACTGATTATAGCTGTAACACGAGCCAGAAAATTCTTTTCCATGCCTAACCTCCTTTATGACTTGTTTTTAAGCTGTTAAGGAACTTGCGAGTCCCTTGTTTTTGTATTTCTCTTTTACGTTTGTTTTTAGCTAGCTCACGCTGTTTCATTCTTTCGTATTCATCTTCTTGACCACGAATAATGTAATGTTCTCTTTCGTTCTGCCTAACAAAACGTTTTAGTGATTTACCAGCTTGAGCAACCGCATTATATTGAGCGCCGTACAACGCAATGTCTCTTTGGTCAATCAATGCTTGTCTAGCGCCAATAATCCAGTCATTCCATTCGGCAGGTAGCATGCTCATTAGCTCGTCATTACTCATATAACCTATGTAACGACTTGTCATCTGCCTTATTTCCGAATAGTCTAATAAGGTGCTACGGTCATGATTTCTTTGTAGTTGTTCTTCATCATCTCGATACCAGCTTTCGCGCCCTCTTTCTCGTCTTCTTTGGCTAACGATGGCGCTTGGTTCATCTGTGTCCAGAATAGACGTGATTTCTGCTTGAAAAAACCGCTATTATTCATTACGTCCAACGCACCCTGTAATAGATTTAACGTGTCGTTTTCTCTTTCGATGATTTCCATGATTTCCGCTTCAATGTCTTCTCTTTTAGGTGCACTTTTACCTAGATAAGCTGTTGCGCATTCCCAAAAGTCTACAATTGCCACTGTGTCACGTTCTAATAAAGCATTGTAAACATTAGTAAATCCTGAAATCGTTTGTTTTCTGCCTTTATTATCTTCTTGTTCAGTTGCAAACTTTTTAGCGGTTTTATCGAACATAAATGTTGCTTTTGCTTTAACTTCTTCGTTGTTAATTGTTAATGATGTAATTGGATTAAAAGTTGTTTCAGTCATATTAAATACCTCGTTTATCGTTATTTTGTACAAAAAAATAGAGGGCTTATGCCCTCGTTAATTACATACTTAAATCGCTACTGCCAGCAGTTGTTTTTTTAGTTCGGTTTTCATAACTATCTTCGTAAGCGTTCATGTCTTCGAATTCAACAACTGGAGCCAATGCGCTAGGGTTAAGCCATTCTTTTGGTAAATCGTTGATTGTACCGTCAGCACTATTGAACTTAACTTTCGCTGTGATTTCGATTTTGTTATCTTCATCATCAAACGACCATTCGTGCTCTTCGATGACTACATACGCGAATACACCGTGATGTTTGCCATCGCGTTTTTTAGTTTCCCAAATCCAAACACGTAACTGTTTGAATTGCTTAACCGATTCTTTTAATGCTAATTGACCTTTATCTCCCGGAACGACATCAAGCGTCAACTTGATTTCTTCTTCGACAGAGTTACGGCTATAATCTTTCTTACCGCCTTGAATGATTTCAGCAAGGTCGTTACTGATAGTGTGCCCACCCTCTGCTAAACTACCTAAAAGCGTTGCCTCTTCGATAGTTAGCTTCTTAGCTAAATCTTTATCAGCGATTTGGAGAGCGACAATATATTTATCCTGCGCCATTCGTTACACTCCTTTGTAATGTGTTGTGTCTGTATTTAAAAACAAGTCGAATGATACCGTGTTTAGTGTACTGATCTATGTCAGTAATAACTTCTTGTGTATCAATTCGACTTTTAATGAATGAATAATAATCAATTTCTATTTCATTGTTTAAAACGAAGCCTAAAAATTGAATTATTTGTGATGCCTCATCTCTATTACGTGCTTGACTATAAACATGCAACGTGATGCCGACATCTTCGACCATGCTCGTGGTCGTTTCTTTGTTAGTGACGTTTGTTTCACCCACAACGATATATGGGTAAACAGCGTCTTTCTGAACGCAATCAAAAACCCTACCGTCCAATTGTTTTTGGATAATAGGGTTACTTTTTAATTTGTTATATACTTTGTTAAATAAGTACCGTTCAACTGATACCCACATATCTTAACCACCTCATGAAAAATACTTATTAAAGAATGCTCGTCCAGCGTCTATTGCCGGCTCCCAAAAAGGTTGAGCATGTTGCCCTTTAGTAGTGTACCACTTACCGTTCGCATCTTTGTACGACCACGGTATCTTTTTCGCTCTACTACCTTCGGCGCCTGTTGCATATATACCAGTACCATAATTGACATATATTGCGTATTCACTACCAATATTGATAACACCAGTAAAACCGCCGTCTTTAAAGTCCATTGTTACACTTTCTCTAAGATATCCGGTATCAACTGGCATTAATGAAATGATTGTATTGTGAATCTTAGCAGTTGTCTTTGCTATACCTCGTTTGACCCATCGTTCCATGTCTCGCTCGTAATTTTCCAACTCTTTTACTAAGTCCCAATTACCATACTTAACCTTTGCCAATAGGTCGCATCCTCAATCTAGTTAAATTGATTTCATGTTGTCCGCCTTGGTCGACCGGTTCGCCTACAACTTCGTACGTTTTACCCTCGTAATTAAATAAAGTTTTGTTTGTTATTGGTATGTGGTACGGCGTATATAGGTTTCGGTCAAAGTCTTTGCTCATCTGATGAAATTTGAGTGTCTCACTTGATGTAGGTGTGTCCATAAACCCTTTAATTGTTTCGTTACTTTTAAAACGCTCGTATTCTTTGGGATATGTTCCTACGACTTCAACCTCTCCAATTTCAATTGTGTGCGGAAACTCATCAAACGGATTAAACATATCGCTTGCCCCAGCTTAATTTACGATAAGGTAATAAATATGCATAAGCACTACTAGGTATGTCAGTTACATAGGTATAACTCACAGTGCCCATCGTGCGTGCTGAGATATTGCCGGTTGTACCAAACTTGATACATTCAGCAATAAACTTCTTAACACCCGACGGCACTTCTTTGTCATCAAACTTCTGATTACAATAATCTTCTGCAACACTTTTATATTCTTCAATAAGATACTCGATTTGCTCATCGTTAGACAAATCACTGAATGAAAGTCCATTAATCATTTTGACGTCTTTTGCGTCCATTACTTAACACCCTCTAAAACTTTGATAAGCTCATCTTTTTTCATATCACTATAGCCTTTAATTTCACGCTTTTTAGCAAGTTCTTTTAATTCTGCTACTTTCATATCAGATAAACTTTTTTGCTCGTCAGCGTTCGCCTCAGGCTCTTCTGTTTGTTCGTCTTCAACCAGTTTGATAGCGATTAAATTACGGCGGTTGTTTGTTGTAGATAATTCAGTGAATCGTTCTTCTGATACTTCTAACCCATCGCGTGGGTAAACGTCTCCCACTTGATATTCATGTCCGTTGTCTTGTGCATCTTCAAAACGTTCGATTACTTTATACATACGTCACTACCTCCTATTACATTTCTAAGCTTCCAGAACCTTTAGTGATTTTCACTGCTTTAGATTCATCATATAAATAAGCTACATAGTGCTTATCACTGTATAATGCAGTTGTTTTTGTTGATGCGTCACGCGCTACTTCTAAGAAGAAATCACGTTTCAAGATTAATTTAACTGCACCTTTTTTAGCTAAAATAGCCGTGCCAGCTTCTAACTTATTAGAACGTACAATGATAGCGCCTAAAGCTTCGCCAAACGCGCCTTTAACGATGATGTCATCGCCTAATTCGGTTGCGCGTGTAAAGTTAGTTGATGCATCTCCACGTAATTTACCAGCATCAAGTGGATTGATAAATAAAACCATTGGTTCTAAGTCTTCATCGTTAAATTTGTCGATTGCTGATTGTAAGCCGTTTAATTTAGTTATGTCCGCATTAACAGTAAGTTTAGCTCCCATTAAAGCCTCTAATACGTCATTATCAACTTTATTAGCGTGTGCTAAACCGTGTTGACGTACTTGTTCGCCTTGAGGGTCTCCGTAACCACTTAATAAAGCCTCATCTGTGATAGATGTACCTTTAGCGATTTTACGGATTTTAGCCTCACGTTTTTTCGTTTCTAAGATGTCAGTCGGGATTTTTTCTCCCTCTGCAACTACTTGTGCATCTCCGCTATAAACGAATGCTGGGAATGTCAAAGTGTCTCCCGGTTGTCCTTGTAATGTGCTATCTACTTCTGCAAATGAAGCGAAACGCAATTTCTTTTCGAGTTGCGCTTGCATCATAGGCGCTAATACTTCTGGAATGATTTGATTACTTGTTTTAGTAACTCCTTGTGCCATGCTTGTACCTCTTTCTTTGTTTAATTTTGATTAACTAATTTTTCGAATGTCTCACGATCGTTCAAATACAATTCGTTACGTTCAGCGACACTCATGTTGTCAAACTTTTCTTTCGTTACACCTGAGTCCGGATTACCTCCGCCTTGCGGTGTTTTACCTACAGGCTTAGACGACGCAAATAAATAAGGTTTAGACTCTTTAAGCATTTCAATCGCTTCATCTAAACCTTTTACAGTGCCGTCGTCTACTAATTCCAGTTCATCTTTATTGATGAATGCTAGAATGTCGTTAGCGTCATTTGCTTCTTTAGCAACCGCTAACTTAACTGCGTTATTAAGTTGTGTTTCTTTATACTTTGTCTCCCACTCTGAATTTTGATTCTTTAATTCTTCGAGTTCTTTTTGAATCTCGCTATCATCTTTTACAGAGTCTTGCAATTTGACAATTTGTTCATCACGTTTAGAAATCTCTTCTTTTAACTCTTCAATTTCGGTATTCTTGTCGTTCAATCTTGAACGTGGTACCATTCCCGATTTTGATTCGTCAATCGCATCAATTACCTTTTGCTTGTCGATTTCTCCGTCTTTAAATTGTCCTAACAATGTGTATAAATCCATTTAAACTACTCCTTTTTACGAGTTTTACGTGCAACGCCACGAAGAATTTTGGTATAAAAAGAAGCAGTTTAACGACATGCTAAGGTCGAGTAGCAAAGAGACAACTAAAAAAGTGTGAAATCATTATTTTTAGCATTTTCTTCGCTAATAGATGTTTTAACCATATCTAAATCAGCTTCATTTTTAACTGTTACATTTACAACAACTTTTTCGTTTTGTAACTCTATTATCTCTTCGTACAAGGATTTAATGCGTTCTAACTTTTCTATAGCTTCGCCAGTATCAACATTTACTTTTATTTTAAAATCCATATCAATTACCACCTTTTCGCTTATATTTCTCCCACTCACGATAAGTCATGAATGGGATAACTTCATTTTTACCATCGTCTTTACGTGCTCTCATTACAGTTGGCAATTCATCTTCATCAATGTAATAAAGTAATTTGCAACGACAATTAATATTCTCTTTCGCACTGTTTACACCAATAAATAGCTTGGGCGCCTGCCCAACACACCCACTTGATTTAAAATTCTGATCTATTTCCACTGATTCCCCATCTAAATGACGATGAGTATCACGTGTTCGTGTATCTTTAGTAGCATGCCAACGTTTCTTCATCTTCAAACCGTTATCTTTAGCAACCATTGCGCTATCAAGTCCAGCTTGTGACATTGCTCTGCCTGCTTCTGTACGAGCCACACGCAATGATTGAGCTTTAGACATGCCGATATCATCGCGTATTGCTTTTGCTATCTTAGAGTAGCCCTCTCCGCTCAAAATGCCTTGTGTAATGTGCATGCGTATCTTTTTCAAAACTTCATCACGATGTTTTTGTAGTGTCGGTACTAATCGAATGAACTCAATAGGTTGTTCAATAGCCGATGTGATAACTTCTTTGCTAGGAACATCAAATTGCATAGATGTTTGACTTGCCGTCTCGTATAAATAAAGGCTCATAAGGAACTTTTCTATATAAGCGTCTTCCTGCGACTTCTGAACCATCTTAGCTACTTGCCTATAGTCATCAGTCAACATTGTACCTATACGAGTTAACTCCTTATTGAGCCTGTTATATTTATTAAATTCAGTCCATGTAACATACACATCATCACTTTGATACTTCTCAAACATATCTGCGATGATTTGTTTTATCTCTTTAAGTCGATTAGCAAATAGTTGTTCTATAGGCTTCTCAGCTTTAGAGATTAGACTGTCGATATACTCATCAATATCATTCTGATTCTTTATTGTTAGATCTTTCTTGTTGTTGGGCACCGTCAGCACCTCCGTCATCTAAATTAGGCAGTTGCTTGTTGTACTCCATTTGTTCTTGTTCTATTCGTTCGAGTTCTGCTTGCAAATCTTCGACAAACGGGTGATTTTCTAATACTGTTTCATGGCTTACAATTCCCATAGATTGTTGAGCTGTTTGTACTTGTAATTCTGTGTTCGCTACTTTGTTGTAGTTGAAACTAATATCGACATCTTTATGTTCTCCTTTGATATCGAAGTGCTCAAACACAAACCAAAGCAACTCCTGTATAGCAACTTTAGCTTTGCGCGCTAACTTATCTGCTTTCAAGTTTAAGTTAGTATATAAAAACTCCAACGCAACCCCACTTGGAGCCGAACCGAATTTGTCAGAACTAAAGTCAACCGCTTGACCAAACAACATTATTTTTTGATATAACTCATCTAAATACTTCTTACTGTTTTCAACTGGTACTTCTACCTGTATTGTGTCGACACCCCCGTTATCCGATACTTTTATCGCCCCGTAATAACGTAGTAACCGTTTGAATTCTGGCAACTCTTGGTCATCATAGTTCGTTAATACATACGTTAATTCGTTTGAATCTTTAAAAGTATTGGATAAATCGGATAATCGCCTGTTATAAGCATCAATCAATGTTTTATACATAAATATATCTGATATTTCTAAATCGTTATTTTTGAATGGAATAAATGGAATCTTACCCCATGACCCTGTACTAAAATGCGTTTTTGAATTCTCCAAATTGTTAGAGTAATCCGGAATAAGCGAGCCGTTTTCATAAACGTAGTAATTAACAGTTACTTTATCCCAGTATTCAACTTTAGTTTCATTTTCCAATTTATACATCCTGATAAACGCCTCTAATTCTTCGTGCTCTTTATCAGTCCATATAGGAATACCTTGTTCCGCCGGTACTCTAAATAGCTTAAATTCTCCCTCTTCATCAAGGTAAGGATGCAACCATTCAATACCTTTATTGCTAGCTCCTGTTAGTACACTGTGTAACTTATCATCAAATCTATTACCTAAAACTTCATCAATACGTTTAACTACTTCATCATCTGTATGTTTAAAAGCGATAGGCTTCCCTACAATATAAGAAACTTTTTGATCTACTAGGTTAGCATGGAAGTTGGTAATCATTCTGTCATCTGGTTTCAATGGGTCAACTGCTCCTGTAGCATCAACCGGCTTGGGTTCCTTAACAATATCAGGGCGTTGCTCATAATATTCTTGACCTATTGAGATTTCAGGTAACTTCTCCAAATGTTGTTTTATATATCTGACAATCATTTCTTCTAGTGTTTCTGGCTTATTGTTAGTCCTCACAATAGCATCAAATATTTCTGTTTGTGTTGGTTGGCTAGGGTACAAAATATTACCTCCTTTAATTAAAGCCTGTGCCACTTGGCTTATTAGCTGTATAAACTGCATATCTTAACGCATCTAATGTGTCATCGTTTAATTTAACTGGTTCGTCTGCATTATCTTTCCAAACGTAGTTGTATATTTCTTCTTTAAACAAACTAACTTTTTCTTTGATAATGAATATTTTATTTAACTTGAATAACCTAGAAATAACTTCAATGCCAGCAATAACGGCTTTGTCAGCATATCTTGCTTTTATCTTCTCTCTTCTAAATCGTTCAATATGTTCAGGTCTAGCTGTATCACAATAAAAAAGAATATCGCCATGCCTTTTTATAACTCCTTTAGCAATAGCTACCCAGTCATCTATCTCTTTATGTCTGTGTGCGTGTTCTTCAATTACGTACTTGTTTCCGTCAAAGTCTTCCGCTACAACCATAATAGAACCATAATGCTCATATCCCCAGTCGACGCCTGCATATTTCCTTTTTATTTGTTTAGTTTTAAATTCTTCTTCTTTGATGTAATGAACTTTTTCTTTGAAATCTTTATATACAACACCTTCAGCAGAAACCCACTTACCATAAATATCACGATCTGTGAACATTCCTGTTGGTGTACTTGCGATAATCGATTCAATATATTCTTCATCTAAAAATGTATTGTCAAACAAAGTAAATTGGAATGCTTTGATATTTAGTCTTCCATTCGATAACCGTTGACCACTCTTATCAATGTAATCTTTTTTAACTGGATGCATCGGGTTTTCGGGGTTGGTATCAATTAATATCCTCGCGCCTTTGTAACTACAACGTGAGAATACCTCTTTAATAAACATATTGTGTAATGCTGTCCCCTCGTTTAAAAAAGCACCTGCTGAAGTAAAACCACGTGCTTTTTTCCATGCATCCGAGTTTTGTCCGTCGAATACATACACTTTATTACCAAATATTTTGACTGCGTTAGATTTATCAAGTGTCAACTCTCTACCTAGTATTAACTCCATATCATCTAGTATGTTACGTCTGATAGATGCTTGTGTCGCTCCTCCGATAATGAAGTTAAGCCCCTTGTCTTTATAAGTAGCTATGTGCATTAAAAAAAGCAGGATAAATACATATGTTTTACCTGCCCTCTTCGCACCACTCGCTATTAATACTTTGGGTTTATCGTTTATGAAGCAGTTCCAGACTTCTTGTTGTTTCGGGTTTAACATTTCATTAATCATCATTAACACCCGCTAACTTAATAAGTGCTTTAGCAACTTCTGCTTCTTGTGAATTATTTTCTGATTTATCCATTTGATCAATTTTTTTCTCAAGCATCTTGATTTCAGTTTCAATCTTTTTATTAGTCAGAACTTCATTGCCTAACGTCATTCTATTCATGCCGTCCAAACTAGCGAGGAATGCATCAGCTGTCGCTTTCTTCACTCCCTCTATTTCAATATCGTTCTTCGCTGTATTCTTTAGCCACTCATACTCTTCAAAAGCCTTTTGGCGTGTCCATTTTGATTGCTCAGCTACTTCTTGACGAAGTTCTTCGTACCTTATTAAAACCTTATTATTTTTAGCTACCGTGCTCGCTTGCATGTCTATATATGATTCACTTTTACCTTTGGTCGAATACCCTGCGTCAATATAAGCTTTGCGTTGGCTCTTGCCCTCGATGAGTCCCAATACAAACTTTTCTTGCTTCGGTGTTAATTTAATCAATTGTTTTCACTGTATCACACGCCTTTACGTTAATTACTCTAGTTATTTTAAATATAAAAAAATGCCCCTACATCTCGTGCAGGAGCTACGTTCAATAAATGTGAAAGGAGGAAAATAGTTATGACTCAAATTGCAAGAATTAAACTACCCACCATATAGGCAGGTAGTAAGTGATTAATAGCGTAACATATCAACTTTACATGTTTGTCACTTCTCAATCACATCGATGAGAACATCTAATGTGGCTATTACCCCACGTCTTAAGATAATTCTTACAAATCAATTATATAAAATTAATTCACAGTTTAAAAATAGTGTCATTTTCGTCATTTCTGTCATTTTTGTCATTTTCGTCACTGTAGTAGATAAATTTTTTCTGCTAACTCATCACGGCGCGCTAGGAAGTTGTTTCTGTTCAATTTAGAGTTAGGCATCTTCTTGATAATCGCATCCCTGTTATAACCTTTCTTCAACAACTCTAAGAAACAAAAGTCAACATGTCCTAATCTCTGTTGCGATTGATTTATAAACTCGACTTCTTTTAACATCTGAGCATACCTTTTATTTGCTCTCTCAAGCCTCACAACAACATCTTCAACTTTGCTTGAGTTTTCCCCTTGTGGTTTTGGTAACGTTGCTTGTATGCCGTACTGTGCGATTGAATTGCTATCATATTCCGGTATTACATCAGCTAACACATTGCACTTCATTTTATGTGTGCCTATCATATTAACAATTGACTCTTTGCTATACATCTACTCTGACACCTCCGCCCTCATCAAATCACACTGATCGCTCAACTTTGCGAAGTCACTCGGCGCCTCTACATCATCATTAGCCGTCATCATAATATATACTTGCTCAGTTACATACTTACCTAGCTCATACATTGCTAGTAAGAATAATAGTCTTAATATTTGTTTAATCATTGTTTACCTACCTTCTTCACTTCGTATAAGACTGGATATAAATTTAAAAAGTGTATTCTATAACCAATCGTTTTAACTTTTACTTTATCGCCTACTTTTAACCTAGCTTGTATGTCTGCGCTATCAAATTTCTTTTTGAATAATAAGTCAGAGTTTTCAATGACTTGCTTGTTGTCTAATACAATATAGAACTTGTCTTCTTTATCTTGTCTCTTGTTATATTTATCTGTAATTGTCCCTTGATGTACTTCTTTGTTTTGGTAACTAGCCACTGTATAGATAGGCGATATGACAACAAGCATCAGTGCGATTACGCCGAATAATCGCAGTATTCCAGCAATAAAGATGTCGAACCAATCCATATTTTTAAGTTTTTTAATCATCATTGTCATCTCCAGTATCAATTAAACTAGGCATCATTCTTAACATAGCCCTTAGTTCATGTTCATTCATATTAGCCATCATAGGACTGTAAAATTCACTGTCTTTATCATTAATATCTTTAATAAAATCATTTTCAATCTTAGCTTTTTCTTCAGGTGTTTTATTTTTATATTTTTTGATTATTTCAGTGTACTTTTTCGAGAATTTCATTTTAGGTATGTTAATCATCGTCTGCCTCCTCAATAAATGTAAATGATTCAATCTCATCTCTTTTAACCCATACTTCATTGTTGAACACATCTTTGACCGGAAGAAAATACTCAATCCCTAACTTCATAACAAGTTTAATATAATCACCAGAAGCTAGATCTGTTGTTGTGTAATAAACTCTATCTGAAATAGTTTTAATTCTAACCTCCGTCATTTCCCACACTCCCTTATATTTTCAAACAACTGACCCACTTTAATAACTGCATCCCTTTTAACTTGTTTCTCGTACTTCTCTTTCGCTTCTTCTTTACTCTCTGCCTCAACAACTGTAAACCTTTGATTACTCTTAGCTTTAGTTATGTGTGTATGTTTACGTCCTGTTGAATCTTTGAATGTTGTGACTAAGTATTGTGTCACTTCCCCAAAACCTCCTTGACTCGATCTAAGATGTCTTTACACGTATCCTTTTCCTGCGTCTGCTGTTCCATCTTGTCTTTCATGATTCCTTTTCATTTTCTTTTTGTATGCGTCAATGAGTTGGTCGATAGAATAGTAAGTATTGGCGTACAAAAACGGCATTATTAAAACTTGTACAATGCTATTATCAATACCTTTTACAAATTGTTCTGTTAGTGTATGCATTACATGAACAAAATAAACTGAATGTAGTTTAGGTAAAGTAACTTCATTTTCAATCAAATCAACCATAACCTCAGTAGTTTCTTCCAAATCTTCTTCATCAACAATAGTCAAAGTTAATTGCAAACTGAAAGCTAAGTAATCAGCAATCTCATCTAATTGTGTATCTAGTGGCTTACCTGGTTGTTTCTTCCAATTTTTAAAAAACTCAAGTGTGTTAATCCACTCTACAAATTCAATAATCATACTAGCTACTGTGTCATTTAAATTTCTAGTTGGTATTCTATCGTCGAACTCCTTTTGTATTTGTAATAACTCTTGTAACTGATCAATTGTTAATGTGTTAGTCATTTTCCTGCTCCTCCTCATATTTATAGACCACTTGCCCCGTCATAATCCCTACTGCTTCATCAAGACCAATATCTTCTTTGAGTGCATCTTGCATAGCATTAGGTAAACCCTCAAGTATTTCATCAAACGCTTGTGCTTTCTTATACACGTCTTCAATCTCTTTTAGTAATCCCTCTGTGTCATTGCCGTTATACGCACTAGCACTGATAATTGATTGTTCAATTTGTTCACGGTTATTCATTTGTGTCTTCCTCATAATATCTGCAGTGCTTTTACCTCCTATATAGAGAGCTCCTATCCTGTTCGCTTTGCTCTCAGGGTGTAGTTCTCTAATTTTAAAACAGTAATGTTCGTATCTTCCAAGCAATTCATTTTTGACTGTGCGCCACATGTTCTCCAGCTCTTCGTTACGTTTTCTTAACTTAGCTATATCCTCGATAAGCTCATCTCGTTGCTTCTTGTACTCATCACGTTCGTCTTTAAAAACTTTTGATTGAGCTCTAAAGTGTCTTATTGCACTTTGCTCATCAGTGATAGAGTCAACATTTTCAGCTCCATGTTTTTTCATGAAATTAATTAATTCTTCTCTTGTTGGTTGTATCATTATATTGCCTCCACTTTTTCAACTTCTATGCTTGCAGTTTCGAACGGGAACTTTTTACGAATCAGTTTTAATACCATATTCGTAGCTTTTTCCTCATTCGTATTTTTCACGAAATAATGTTTTTTTAATTTGTAATCGCATTTAGATGCAAAAAACTTGATACAAAGACTTACTTTATAGGTTTGCATCATTCTACCAACTCCCCATCTTTCCAAATCAACGTCATAGTTAGGTCATCGTTTAAGATATAGAATGCTTTGATAGGGAAACATCTGTCGTCATTTAAACTTTCGTTTATACTAGTATTCCTATTTGATGTAGGACTATATTCTCCTTCTGAGACCTCGAATAATTCAAACAACCTATCAAACTTAGTCTCTTCTGTGATTTCTTCTTCAACTTCGACTTCGAATTCATCATCAAACATTATATGATTGATTACGATAGTTCTGTTTATACCGCTACAAAATTCAACAGAACCTGAGTAACAACTGTTTCTCGAAAAAATTTTTTATCATTTGTTAGCTCAGGATTTTCCCAAGCCCATTTAATTAATTCACATAGCGTCATTGTTTTTTTAGTTTTGATTTTCATTTTTTATACTCCTCTCGAATAGTAAATTTATCGTTAATTGATACGTATCCAGCCACATTACATAAGATGCTATCAACATCAAAAATCACACAACAGTTGCACTCAAGATTATTTGGATAGAATCTTTTATTTCCTGATAACTTGGGGTTATCCCAAGCCCATTGGATAAGTTCAGGTAAATTCACTTCTTTTTCAACTTTGATTTTCATCTTTACGTCTCCCTTAAAATAAAGTTAGTTGCTTTTCTTCTTCCAAAGTTAAATTAGATAACAACCATTCTGGTACTGCTTGTGTTTGTTTAATGTTTGGGTATCTATGCTCTACAAACTTAATATTAAGTTCTTTTTCAATATCTTCTGTATAAGGTAATCTGTTTAAACTACTAAATCCTAAATGGTCGTTTTTATCATTTTGAATAAACCATGCTCCATATGCTTCACGCGTTAATACATCACATTGAACAACAAGACCATTCATACCTCTAATAATCATATTGAATAATAAAAATGGTATGGTTCTATCGCTTAATTCTTCCGCTGTATAAAAGTACATGCTAGGTAGATAATCAAATGGTGAATGTTGCATTCTATCGTTGTTCCATTTTTCAATGACAATCCCACCTGTACCTGCTGCAGGCTCATAATAATCACCTTGTTTATCACTAACTAATTCCACAAGTAGTTTACTTATTGATTTTGGTGTGAAATCTTGTTTGTGCTTTTTACGATCAGCATGTTCGTCTTGGAAATATTCATGAAACCAATCATAATTAACGTCATTTTTGTAAGCTTTCAAAAACTCCATAAACGTTTTGTTTCTTTCTTCTATATCCCCATATAGCATATCCATTATTTTTTGAGGAGCTTGATAACTGTCTTTGATATCTAGAATGTCATTTATCATTGAACTCATCTCATACACCCCCTATTACTTTTAATATGTTGTTCCATTACTTTCATCGTGACCTTACGTCCTGATACCTTAACCACAAAGCCCTGTAAACCTTTCTTACGCAACTCACTTTGTATCTGTGTTGGCGTCTTGCCTGCTGTGTCATACTTATAACGTTGGTTAATCGTTGATGATAGTTCTAATGTGTTAGTTGCCATCGTTACCCCTCCCACAAATCAAATGCTCTTTGGACGTAAAACTTCGCCTTTGCTAAATCCTCGTGTCCGTTTTTCAACGGTGCTCTAGACAAGTATTTGATTGCATTACCTATTGCGAATGCTAATTGTGGTGGATACTGTGCCGTTACTTGTTCGATAAAATCTATAATTTCAATGTCTCCGTATGTGTAATGCGACGGCTGCTTAACATTATCTTGCATTTCGTTCATATCTACTTTTCTGTTACTGATTACACTCATTATGCTTCACTCCATTTCTTGAACATTTGGTTATAAGTGACATCGAACCAGTACGGATCACGTGAATGTTTTTGAGGCACATTAAACAAATGCGGTTTCTTTCTTCTTAGTTCTGCCTCTTTACGTCGTTGCCTAGACATTTCACGCTCTTTGCTCTCTCGCTCCATGATTTTGGATAACACAATTTCTTTATACTCAGCTAAGCGCATACCATAAGGTGCATGTAAGGCTTCTAACAACGCCCAGCCACCTCGTACTCTTTTTGCAACCATTCCTGGAGTTAAACCATTCTTTTTTATCAATTCATTTTCATGTTCGGTAAATTTATATGGTTTACCGTTAATCTTTACGATACTCATTTATTCCACCTCTGTATTTATCCTGTGTTAAAATTTTTAAAGCTCATGTTTTTTTCTCTGGATGTTATTTATCCTAAAAAGTATTAGTGTGTCTTTTTGGTCGTTTTTCGCCCTATATTCACGAGCACTAATGACCAAAAGCTCTTTTTGCTCTCTCAGATAATTCTTGTCGTCGCTCTTCAGACATTAATTTTCTAAAACCTATTGCGCTTTTAGGTAGTTTCGCCCTAACCAATACCGCAGTCCCAGATTCTAATCGTTCCAATACCTCTACATCATCGCCGTACAACTTTGTCATTCTAGTAATATGTGTCGGTACCGATGAGTAAGCAATCCATTCTTGATTTTCGTAATCATAGTTCAATGTCGTTTCTCGGTCTTCTCTTGAATAACCGTCGCTTACAGTTTTTGTTTCTTTGGTAATTCTTGCCATTTATTCCACCTCTATATTTACGTTTCTAATTTTTAAATTGTCATACTCTAGTATTTCGTTAGGATTGTTATATAAGTAATCTGCCAGCGCATCTTTTTCGTTATCCACATCACCAAAATGCTTATATTCAACTTCTGTAGGTATTCTTATATCAATCGTTGCGTTTATATATGCTTGTTGTTGCATTAGATCACTTCATTTCTCTTTTGCGTTCTCGTCTTGCTTTAATTAATTCCTCGTAAGTAATCCATGTTTTGCCTGTGTACTTAGGTGCTTTACATATCCACGTTAAATTCACATCTCTATACTGATATCTGAATATCTTCGCTTTGATGTTGGCAACTTCAGTCGCCTTACCTTTAACATCTAAAACTTCGACCAGTTTGCCATCCTTCCACAAAGAGAAATCAGCTATATACGTAATCGGTCTTTGTTTCCCAAATTTAGGTTGTAGTTCGAATTTCGGTTGTATTTCGATACGATCATAGTTAGTGCCATTCATATTACTTTCTAAATATTGGTAATATTCACACTCTACTTTGCTATCAAATACAATTCCTTTGTACTCAACTTTCTTAGCGTTGTATTTACTCATCGTCCACCTCTAAATATCAAATATCGTTGCTTGTAAACCTAGCTCTTGCTCATATAGAAGTCCGTGAGCGCCTTTAAATCGTTTTAGGTCACTATCAGTCATAATTTTCTTTTCGTCGCTGAAATGGGCTCCTGTGAGCGAATAAACTTCATTTACGTTGTCTTTATACTTGATGACCTTAATATCTTCCGTGCCATCTTCTCGGTATAAGTAATATTTTTCTTTCGGCATTTTTAACACTCCTTAATGTGCGTTTTCTTCCAATTGATTTCATTCATAATTTTCTCTTCAACTCTGTCGTAATCATCGAAAGGCGATAACTCGTTATTGTCTAACAATCTGTTGACTGCCCAACCAGTCTCGATATATACATTTGCTACAATCGGGTCGCTTTGCTTTGTCTCTTCATACATCGATTTCAATAAGCTTTTGAATTGCATTATATTCATGTGAAAAACCTCTGAGTCTTCTTGTAATACTCAAATTCAATTATTCCGGTTTCGCCGTCTTTGTTTTTGGCTATGTTACATTCAACAATAGATTTGCCAGTGATACTGTCATCTTCGTCACGGTTATAATAATCATCACGGTAAAGTAGCATCGCTAAACTCGCATCTGCTTCTATTCCGCCTGATTCTTTCATGTCCGATAGCATTGGTCTTTTATCCTGTCTAGACTCGACACCACGATTCAGTTGTGAAAGTAGTACGATGATTGCGCCTGTCTCGTTAGCGATTATCTTTAAGTCACGTGATATCTTTTCTACTGCTACACGTCTATCAACTTTCGCATCAGTATCCATCAGTTGAAGATAATCTATAAAAATAACTTGTTGCCTGTCTGAATGCCTCATTGCTTGCGCTCGCACATCTTGCGGTGTGATATTACTTTTATCAGAAATATCGATGCCTAATTTCATGATTTTATCCATCGCATTCGTTAACTTTGTTAAGTCATCCGGCGTTAAGTTCCTGATTTCTTTTATCTTTGTTAACTCAATACCAGTAATTGTTGATAACATACGTTTCAATACTGATGTGCCAGTTGTTTCGAGACTAAAGAAAGATGTTTTGCATCCATTTTGTGCTATGTTCAGCATCATGTTTAATGCAAAACCTGTCTTACCCACTGAGGGACGCGCTGCGATGACGATTAATTGCGACGGCTCCAATCCCCCTATTTTGTAATCCATGAGCTTATAACCCGTCTTAATTTGCTTCTTAGGGCTATCGCTGTATAACTCATCGACAAACTCCTCAACAAACTTCTTGGTTCCGTCTTCTTTTCTGTTAGTAATTGTTTTTAAATCCTTGAGTTCATCAATCAAGTTATTAAAGTTTTGGTTCGTAGGTTGTTGTTTGAACTCAGTTACTAATTCGTTAGCTTTGTTGAGCTGATAACTTTCCAATAATTCTTGTTGATAACGTTCAAAGAAGCCGTATCCAATGAAATCGGAGTTGTAAAGTTTAGTTATAGTATCTGCATCTAAAAATTCTTTATCTTTAGTTGCTTTTAAATAGATTTCTTGATGATCTATCTTTCCGACGTCCATTACATAATTGAAAAAGGTTTTAAACTTTTCGTTCGTAAACATGTAATCTTTAACTCTTATCTTTTCTAATACGTCCGGTTGTTTAAGTAGCGTAGCGATTATTGTACTTTCAATTTCGAATTGTCCGTAATTCATTCGTTTTCGCCCCCAAATTCTGCCAACTTATTCATGAAGTTATCTAGCGCTATTTTTCTTTGTCTGACATATTCGGGGTCATTCTGCATTTTCCATTGGTGTGTAGCGGTTTCGTTGTCTACCGGCTCAATAGATACTTTTTTAGGTGCCTTACGCATGATTGCTGGTAGGTTAGGCGGGTACGGGTTGTTACTGTTGATATATCCATCTACAGCTTTTACAGTTGGTTGATAATCCCCGTTTTGACTTAATACATCAATCCACATTTCTAACTTTGGTTTATCAAAATCGATGTTGTATACGTACCTAACTTTTTTAATAATTTCTAATGCTTGTGTTTTGCTCATCGGCATTAGTCATCACTCAATTCTTTTTCCATTTGTGCTATGACATCATCAGTAGTTTCTTTTTTAGAGTTACGAGGTTTCAATTTGTTTTCAGCACTTTCTTTATCTGAAACGCCTTCTTTATTCCAGTTCTTTAATACAGTTAGTAAGTAATTCAGACCTTTGTTGTTTTCTTTGCAGTAATCGGTAGCGACTTTTACTATTTCGAACTGATCTTGCTTAAATGATTTAATTTCGTGTTCTAACTGTTCTGCTTTTAAAGGGTTTTGTATAATTTCTAAATTGGTACTAATATACTTAAATGACTTTGAGACGTCGTCTGTCTCTCTATGTTTGTTAGTCTCTGTGTAGTCTATGGTATTGGTCGGGTCATTTTGTCCTCTTGCATCGTGCCAATTTGTCCTCATCGTCGGGCCATTTTGTCCCGATGGTCGTGCCACTAGTTTGTTTAATGTTTCATAATTGATTGAATACCATTTTGTACGGTCAAATCCAGCCTTGTTGTAGTTACCTACATGCAATAAATTTTGTTTTTCTAAACTCCCAAATGTCCTTTTTATAGTTCTCTCGCTCCAAAATGGAAATTGTTTTTGCCATTCTGGATAAGAATTAAAAATCCAAGTTTTACCATCGTACTTATGTTTTGAGTTGTTTAACCAATAATGAATTTGTTGCAATACTATTGCTTCGTTTAATCCTATTAATTCAGCTAATTTCGGTAATACTTGTATCGGATAGTCATCTATTAGTAACTTATTCATTTTTCTCTCCTTTCAACATTTTGTTGAGCCTCTCATCAACTTTTATCCACGAGTCATGCAAGTGATATTTATCATCAAACGACTTAACGCCAATCGCATGTTGCTCGTTGTGATGTTCGCGACATAACGCTAATACATGTTTGTCATAGTGATTCATCTTGTTTCTGTTCATGCCTCTACCGACTGCTTCATAATGCGCTAGGTCAGCGTGAGGCTTTCCACAAATTACACAGTTGCGGTTGATTGTAGCCCAATATAATAACGCTTTATCTTCGCTTAACAACTTACTCGTTTCTACACTCATAGGTATTTGATGATGAAACATAAACGCTATAATCAGTTCTATTAACTCCCTTGCGACTTTCATTGAACAGTCACGCAGACTGATTTCTTCATAACCTTTCATAATTTCCAATTCTTTTTGTAATAATTTTCTAGTTGATTCTACTGGTTCGCCCCAGTGAAGTTCTATATCTCTACACATTGCGAATATTTTTTTGCGTTGTTCTACAGACAACTTTTTATTGTCCGGAACCTCTACTTCTGCTTTTAGCGGGTATCCGTTTTCTAGCAAGTCAATGTGACTTTGTTCAAGTTCTACACCAGTAGCAACGACGGAATAAGTACCGTCGTTATCTTTCTGGTATCTTGTAATGTATTGCATTTAAACCACGTCCTAGAACGGTAAATCATCATCATTAATGTCTATTGGACCATTAGCATTAGCGAATGGGTTTGATTGTTGACTCATAGGTGTCTGTTTACCATTTGCTTGCTGTTCTTTTTGTTTCATCTCATCAGTTTTAGGTTCTGGTTTATTAACTACTTCATCGTCTTTATTCCAAACTTTTACATATGAGAGTCTTACAAAATACTTGCCTTGTTCCTCGTTAAATTTATTTTTAAGTACAATAGTTCCGATTTTGTTAATTAATTGATCTGTGTCAAAAGTTAAATCTGGTAAGTTCAATTTAATTCCTAATCTACTAAGTAACTCGATATATTGTTTTTCTTGATAATCTTGTTGGAATGGTGGGACGAATTGGTTGTGTTTGTATTGTTTACCTTCGTTGTTTTCAAAAACAATCGTGAAGTATCTGTTTTCTTTATCGTTAAATTCCACATTTGCAACTTTCGCTGTAAATTCTCCAGCACCTAAAAAGTCCCCGCCTTTCATGAATGCCTCTTGATTAGTTTCTTGAATGTATTGTGTTCTACCTGTGATTTTCATAGTTTTTATACCGTCCTTTAATTTAATATTGTATAATTCATGTATTAGTACATTTGAAAGTGAGTGGTTTAGTTGCGATGTAAAATCAATTTGTTCAATACCAAAGGTAATCTATTTGGAAATTACGAAATTAAAGTTCCAAATCAATGTCCTTGGTGTAAATCTAATATAAAGCCAATTTTTTTAAGTCAAACTCAAATTGACACCAGCAATATAGAATGGCCTATCTCATTTACACTACAATGTCCGAGTTGTCATAAACATTTCTTGCAAATTTATAAAGTTAAACTCTCGGAAAACGGAAGTGTTATGAAGCTTGAAATGAATAACGAAAAGCCCATGCCTAAAAATTTATTCGAATATCCAACCGAAATTAATGAAATAAGCAAAGAATTTAATAACATCATTACCCAGAGTTCAAATGCAGAAAGCCTGGGATATAATCATTTAGCAGGTATTGGATATCGTAAAGCTATTGAATTTTTAGTGAAAGACTATCTCATTGAATTAAAAAACAAAGATAGAGATAGTGTTTCTAAAAGACCATTGAGCCAATGTATTTCTTCTATTGATAATGATAGAATCCAGAAATTAGCTAAAGCTGCTACATGGATAGGAAATGATGAAACACATTACGTTAGAAAACACATTGATAAGGATGTTCAAGACTTAAAAAGTTTCTTACACGCTTTAACAAGCTTAGTATCACTAGAAATCGTAATTTCCAAAGCGGAAAATTTTATTGGCAATAGTTAATATTCTTTTTCAAATAGAAAGCTACCATTTATTTCATAGTATCTTTCTACTCTTCTAATAGGTTCGTCAATTCCATCACCTTTTAAACAAACAATTTTAATTAACTGCACTACATCAACTACTTCTGGTGGTTGGTGTTTTATTTGAATGTTTTTCATTATTAAATCATCATCCTTTTTTAGTTTCCGTTTCTGATTGCTTGTACTACGTCGTTAATACTTGGATTAATGAAACGTTTGTTATTAATTTTAATGTTGCTTGAGTGTCTTATCTTTGTTTCAAATAAGTTTGATGGTTCAGCGTTAAGCACATATTGATAAGTTTTTTCGCCGTCTTGCTCATGTTCTTCTATTGTCATTCTTGCTAAAACATCTGATTGACTTACAACTGCTTTTCTTATTTGATCTTGTGCCTCAATCGTGATAGTGGGATTGATAGTGCTTCCCTCATCATCTTTGTCTTTGTTAATGCCCTCGTGTCCGCTTATAGCAAGATGAAATTGAAAGTGTTGTTGTAATTTAGAAATATAACGATAAATACTTACAATGCGTGTAGCACACTCGCCCCAATCATTAAATGTTGGTTTCTTTGATTTTCCGTCCATGATGTCGTCCATAGTGATATCACGTAGCTTTTGGATTGTTTCAATCACTACAACATCAATTTGTTTTCCGTTTTCTCTTAGTTGTTCAATAATTTTAGGCAACATTTTAATCACTGCACTAAAATGCTTGTAATTCTTAATCTGCACAACTGCCCCATCTTCTGTTACCGTTGTTCCGTCCTCATTTATATCTAGTACTAAGGCGTTGTTATCTTTTGTTAAAAACGTAGTTTTACCAGTCCCGAACTTGCCGTATATCGCAAATTTATAAAACTTGTTTGCATTTTGTTTGCTGATATCTTTTATACCTAGTTGCGTTAAAATATCGACATCTTGATTAGTTTTTTCAGTCATGTTCTACCTCCTCATACTCAATTGTTTCTGTCACTGTTTTCTTGATTGCTTTGTGCTTAGACATATCAATAACAGTTTTGTCTAGTCCGTCGAATTCTCTTGCGTCTCGCATATCAGTTGAATACTTCACTGTGTCGTTCACTTCGGTTGGTCGGTTTGTAATAAATAGATTTTCATCTTTATGCTTGATTAGATAAGTTACAGTCTGCTTCATAGCGACCTCCTACCATCTCATGACTAAGTTAATTAGCCTGTCTCTTTCGTCTGTGTTCTCTTCAATCCATTCATAAATAGATTGATTTAATATGTCTAATGCTGTGTATAGATCATTCTCATCTGTTATATTTATACTGTCGATAAATCTATCTTCTAAATCTAAGACATTCACTAGAATGCTGTAATCTTGTTTCTTAACTGCTAATTTAAAATCGAATCCGTCTACATTAATTACCTTCTGACATACATCGCCTATTTCGTAATACATCTTGACTTCCTCCGTTTTTCGTTTTATATTTAACTTGAATTTTATTTCTTAAATACTTTTCTGTTACTTGTTGGCGCAAGTAGCAGTTTTTTTATTCTTCATAAAAGTATTCTTTATAGAATATGAATGTTGCGATACTTGCGAATCCTGCAATTGACCACGCTGTAGTGAAGTATAGAAACGGCATGAGTACAATCGCTAAGACTGTAAAGCACAGTACTGCTATTAAGTAGCTTTTATAAGTTTTACTCATTTGATAACTCCCTCCTGCCTTAATACTTCATGGATAATTCCGAGCTCGTACATTTTGTTAAACCAATAAGTCGCCATTTCTTCACTCATTTTTAAGCCCTCCTATATTCCATTTTCAAATTTCATTTCAATTTGCTTAATTCTGTATAAAGTAGCTTGTGACGGGAACCAATTAGCAATCATTTCAATTACATCATCGAAATGTTTTTGTCTTACGTTCGTTCTTGAACTCGCGCCAGTCATCTTTTTCACTTCTGAATTAATATCCCTGAATAATTCGCTACGTTGTTTTTGGTTTGTTATCGCATGTAGCCTTTGGATATGTGCAACTCTTTGGTTAATAGTTCTAGTTAAGAAATTGTAATCTCCCGCATCCAGTTTTTGATTTTCTTTCAAATCAATAACATCATCTTTCACGTTTTTAATTTCTTGTTTAGTTTCTTCTGTAGCTTCAAACATTAACCTCAATGCTTGCATCGGGTCGCTAGGTACTTGGTACGCTCCTGTTTTTCTTAAAGTTGGTAAAACTTCCGAAGTTACCCAACGTTTGAACCGCTTCGCATTTTCTAATTTGCTAGAAAAGATTAAACTGTATAGTCCTGATTCGTTGATGATCGTTACATTTCTGTTTTGACCTGCCGTCGCGATTTGCGACGGCAGCTTATCTTCTGCATCAACATGTTTTGACAAAGCATCTCGTCCGTTTGCATATCCTAAAATGTCAGCAACATCTTTTCCTATAAAATATGGTTCTCCGTCAACCTCTAATGTCCTTACTGGCAATTCTTCAAAATTAAATGTTTGTAATTCTTGCATTTCAGCTTCCCCCTTTATCACTTAAAGTGATATTAATATTAAATTTTTTTAGCCTTTATATAATCAACTTCTGTGTTGAATAATTTGGCTAAAGCATACAATTGTAAGCCTTTTAATTCTGCGTCATCTTTTTCCCATCTTATTACAGATTGTTTAGTAACGCCTAATTTATCAGCGACATCTTGTTGTGTCATATTCGAATTAGTTCTCCAGACCTTTACAGAGAACTCTTTAAAATTTTCTGGCATTTCGTATCACCTCCCGTTGACATTTACAACTATATTATCACTTAAAGTAATATGTCAACACCTAAAGTGATATTTATTTCAAAAAAGTAATATTTTGTATTGAAAAGTGATATTACTTATGGTAAATTAGTATTACATTAAGTAATACTAAAGGAGAAAATTATGGAATATAAGAGTGCTAGAAAAATTTTATCAGAGAACTTAGAACAACTTATGAAAGAGAACAACATTACTCAAGTAGAATTGTCTGAAGCAATCGGGGTAAGTCAATCAACAATCTCTAACTGGCTTAAAGAACTTAAATATCCTAGAATATCAAAAGTCCAACAATTAGCAGATTACTTTAATGTACCTAAATCGAGAATTACAGAAGAAAGAAGTATTCATCAAGAAACTATAGCCGGTCATGCAAATAAAGATGAATTTACTCCCGAAGAATGGGAAGAAATCGAAAACTTTATGCAATGGGTTAGAGATAGAAAGAAATAAGACACCAAAGGGGTTTGGCGCATGGGAAAATACGAAGAATTGCTTATGAAATGTGAAGTTGAAGTGAAAGAAACACAAAGAGTACCTCGAGGATTCGATGGTTGGTATCAAGAAGGAGAAATTTTTATTAGACCTTCCCTATCCGAAAGAAACAAATTAGAAGTATTATATGAAGAACTTGCCCACCACAAGTTGACGTATGGCAACATTTTAGACCAATCAAAATGGATTAATAGGAAATTTGAAAATTATGCACGTAGACACGGTTTTACTTCAGCTGTACCGCTACGTGAAATTGTAGAAGCTTATAATTATGGCGTACGTAACTTGTATGAGTTATCCGAATACCTACAATTAAGCGAAGAATACATATTGGAGGCGATAGAACAATATAAAAAGATATACGGTATTGGTACTCACTACGGCGAATATTCAATTACATTTGAGCCGTTGCGAGTTTTTAAATATAAAGAAATATGAGAAAAGGAGTCGTATAAAAGATGAATCAAGTTTCTAATGATAAGTTAACAGTTAAAGAGTCTTGGACTGCCGGAAAAATTCGAGGGAAGTTAAATAAAGGTCAAAAACAAGTATTTGATCGTATGTCAATTTCTGAAAAACGTGATATTATCGCAAAATTTAATAATAATATCCCTTTTGAAGTAGAAGAAATTGAAAGAAATCAGGAAACGAAATACAAAATTATCGAAAAAACTTTAAATAAACGCGAACTAAATACAATGTCTGAGAGCGGTAAAGATATGTTGTTAAAAAATAAAGTTGGTCAATTTATAGATAGCTTTTCAACGCGTTTCAGTAGTTCGTTTTCTAATCCTAATAACGCTGGTCAAATGTTTACTTATGAAATGATAAATCAAAACTTCGTCTTAATAGAGATGTTAGACGAACATCTTAAAAATGAAAATAAAATCATAGAGCAAAACAACGAAGTCATAGATTTATTAAAACAAATAGCAAATAAAGGAGTGTAAAACATGAAAAGATTATTATATTTAATTTTAGCTAGCGCGTTAGTATTAGGTGCATGTGGTAGCAACGACGGCGATAAGAAAGAGGAAAGCAAGAAAGCGGAAACAAAGAAAGAGAACAAAGACAAAAAGAAAGAAACTAAAGACAAAGCAGAAGCGAAAAAAGAAAATGCTAATCAAAACGATAACAATAATCAAGTAAACAACGATAACAACACAAATGTTAATGATCATCAACAAACCAATAACACATCTAAGCAACAGGTACAGAAGAATCTTCCAGCTACCAATAATGGACAACAAGCACAACCACGCGACCCAAACGAACCTAGTTACGAAGAATATTTAAATGCTAAAAGAGCCACTGAAGAAATGAAAAATAATCCGGACAAAAACCAACATGCTGGAGGTGGTCCAGGAATGTCGTTAACACACCCTAATCAATCATATGATAGTTTTAGAAAAGAAGTAGGAAAAGCAAGAAGTGAAGCAATAGTTGTTCAACAATAAAATTTCGGGTAGCTCGCCTACCCTTATTATTTTTTGCCAATTTTGAGGAGGGAACACATGAAAGTAGCAATTTACACTAGAGTTTCAAGCGCTGAACAGGCAAATGAAGGGTATTCTATCCACGAACAAAAAAGAAAGTTAATTTCATTTTGTGAAGTTAACGACTGGGATCGATACGAAGTATTTTCAGACCCAGGCGTTTCTGGCGGTTCAATGAAAAGACCATCATTACAAAAGTTGTTTGATAGATTAGAAGAATTCGATTTAGTACTAGTATACAAATTGGACAGATTAACACGTAATGTTAGAGACTTACTGGAAATGTTAGAGGTTTTCGAAAAAAACAATATAGCTTTTAAAAGCGCAACAGAGTTATTTGACACAACTTCTGCTATAGGCAAGTTATTTATAACAATGGTTGGTGCAATGGCAGAATGGGAGCGTGAGACAATACGAGAGCGCTCTTTAATAGGAGCTCGTGCAGCAGTTAGAAGTGGTAAGTATATTAAAGTTCAACCTTTTTGTTATGACTTAGTAGATCAAAAATTAAAACCTAATCAATACGCCGAATATATTCGTTTCATAGTGGATAAGTTACTGAGCGGTAAGAGCGCTAATGAAGTTGTTAGGCTGTTAGAAAGCAAGAAGAAACCACCTGGTATAACAAAATGGAACAGGAAGACAGTACTTGGGTGGATGAGAAACCCGATTTTGCGAGGACATACCAAACATGGAGATTTACTAATAAAGAACACGCATGAGCCAATCATAAGCGAAGATGAACATTCAAAGATGCTTGATATTATTGATAAAAGGACACATAAATCTAAAACAAAACATAATTCTATATTTAGAGGTGTTATAGAGTGTCCGCAATGTCAAAACAAACTCTACCTAGTTAGCTCGATACAAAAACGTGCTAATGGAGGATCTTATGAAGTTAGACGTTATACTTGTGCAACATGTCATAAAAACAAAGAAGTTAAAGATGTTTCATTCAACGAAAGCGAGATTGAAAGAGAGTTCATCAATACTTTACTAAAAAAAGGAACAGATAACTTCATGGTAAATATACCTAAACCAAAAGATTATGATATTGAAAATAATAAAGAAAAAATATTAGAGCAACGCGCAAATTATACCCGCGCTTGGTCATTAGGATATATCAAAGATGAAGAATATTTTGTATTAATGGACGAAACAGATAAGTTATTGAAAGATATTGAAGAAAAAGAAAGCCCTCGAATTAATATAGAATTAAATGAACAACAAATTAGGTCAGTTAAAAATTTATTAATCAAAGGCTTTAAAATGGCGACTGCAGAAAACAAAGAGGAATTAATTACAAGCACCGTCGATTTAATTAAAATAGATTTTATCCCTCGAAGGTTAAATAAAGAAGGTAATATTAATACAGTTAAAATCAATGAAATACATTTCAAATATTAA